ATCAAAGGTGTCATGGTTGATACGCTTGGTAACAAGAGTATCGCCCAGATCAAATCGATCATGGATATCCCAGCCGGTGCAGTGACTCAAGACCTCAACAGTATTCTAGCAATGATATCGCTAGATGCTGCTGTAAAAACGTCTCAAGCGCAAGCATGGGCTGATTTAGCTAAAACTAACACAGTGTAAAAGCTGTCAATTTTCGCAATACAAACACATAGGTATAGTCATGGAATATACACCAGATGCTCTTTTAATTGATCGATTTTATGAAACTTTCGACAAAGAACTTCGAGATTTACTCTCCGATCCGTCTAGTAGTCTTCTTGATACTATTCGTCTTAAGCATTTACGCGCTAATTTCTGGCGTAAATGTGAAACTGACTTCCCAAACCTCTCTAATGAGGCAGGGTACGAGGATCAATCAATGCGAGAGCGTAACGCTAGGGAAAACTTTGCCACAGCCCAAAAAGCCTGTGAGCAAGTAAACACCAAGTTTTATGCATTTTCAAATGGTTATGAGGAAAATTTCCGGAAAAAGACAATAGTAACGCTAAATAACATGCGTTATAAGCTCTTCAAGGATAATTTTGGTTCTTTTGACGATTTTCTAGATGTATGTCTTAGTAATTTTAAGTATGCAAAAGGGAAATCAGCATTCCAGGAGCATTGGTCCAATTTATTACCATTTAAATATGGCGTTGAACCTTTGCGAGGCACTGCAGGATCTTTTAAACTATTTGACACTTGGTGTAAACACCTCGGTCTTATAGAGATCTTTGCAAACCAGCCCCGGTTTGTGACACCCGTTTCAATAGGTCGTCAATCCTTTGTACCTAAGAACTATCGTACATTACGTACGGTAATTACCACAGCAAACATAGATATGTTCGCCCAATTGATGATTGGCGAGTATATCACATGGTATATCAAACGTGTTTATCGAATCGATTTAAGCACACAGCCCGAGTTTAATGGGTTGTTAGCCGCGATCGGTTCTGCCGATGGTGAACTTGCGACTGTTGACATAAAAATGTCATCAGACACACAAGCAGGGGCATTATTCGAATATTTATTCGTTGATGACTTCCCGTGGTTTTGGGAAGCTCTTAACGCGTCACGTGTGGTTACTGTTATTACACCAGATGGTGTTGAAGAGGTACTACAGATGTTTCATACTATGGGGAACGGATTTACTTTTCCGTTGCAAACTTTGCTTTATCTCCTTATTACTGAATCACTGGTTGTTGATCACAACATTAAACCTAAGTCCAATGTTCCGGTGTACAACACCGAGCTATTCGAAAAGTCAAGGGTTACTAACTTTGCTGTTTATGGGGACGATATAATATGTCCTTCAGAGATAGTAGAGGACCTACGACTTACGTTAGCGGATGTTGGTATCGAGTTTAATCTCGGTAAAACTAATGTTGGGGCAGTACCCTTTAGGGAAAGCTGTGGCGCCGATTATTGGTGTGGACATGACATCCGATACATCCAGTGCAAAACACTGGAGAACGTTGGGGACATGCACCACATTATTAATGAGCTTATAACATGGTCTTGGAAATTTGGACCTAAATCCGAATTTGTTTACCAAAGCCATATTCATCACACAGACGTGATTAAGGGTATTTTTCCTGGTCGCGCTCCGTGGTTTGTTGGTTGTATAAACCTCTTACTTGGTGAGTTACAAGCTAAAGGCGTCTTGTGTGTATCGCCCTTGTTTCAAGAAAACACAAGGGCTGGTGTGTGCATGCCATTACGGTTAGCACATCATTTCGGCAGTAAGTTCAATGACTGGACTATTGCTGAGAGTTCCCAGATGATACACGTTAGGTTGGGTAAATCTAGTCCGAAGCAGAATGTCTCCTTCAACCAAAAGTTGGCTATAGGGGGATTTCTGAAATCTCAGGACGAGACACTATCATAACTGACTTTATTGACCTCCGTAGTGAGAGTTATGCTCGTTTGCTCCATAAAGAGCGAGCGACAGAGCTGTTGTTACATGTCGACCTTCCTGACGGTTGGTTAGATACTAATATGTTGATGAAACATCTTAGTGCGGTTTGGTATAAACATCCTGACGGGAGTTGGCGTAAAAGCCTTCCTTCTGCCGAGATTCGCAGACGCCATAAAAAGCGTTGTACGAATACCATTCCACTAGCCTTTAAGTCAATCGAGGATAGAGTACGTTACAAAGGACCTGTTCGAGAACAAGTTTGGGATTCATCATCCCCAGGGAAGCCTGATAAACTTGCGAACATTTTTACTTATCTTTATGGTTAAAAGATAATC